GTCTTTCAACAACTTCGCCGGCGACCTCGTCGCCAAGCTCGCGCCCGCCTTGCAGGCCTCGATCGGCTGGCTCAGGGATCACTGGCCGGAGATCGCCGCGGTGATCGACCAGGCCTGGCAGTCGATCAAGCCGACCCTGGCCGCGCTCGGGGACGCCTGGGTCGCGGTCTTCGACATCATCCGCGCCCACTGGTCGCAGGTTCAGCCGATCATCGAGCAGGTCGCCCAGTCGATCAAGACCGCGTTCAAGGTGATCGCCGACATCCTCAACGTGGTCACCGACCTGCTCCGCGGCGACTGGTCGAAAGCCTGGCACGACCTCGAGCAGACCATCTCGGACATGGCCGACCTGATCGTGCAGCGGATCAAGCTCACCCTGCTCCCGCTGCAGCTGACCCTGACCGCCTTGTGGAACGGGATCAAGTCGGCCGCAGACGTCGCCTGGGACGGCCTCAAGAAAGCCGTCGATACCGTCACCTCGGGGATCAAGACAGCGTTCGACGGCGTCGTCACCTTCCTGACCGCGCTTGGCGCGCGCATCCAGACCGCGCTCGGCGAGGTGAAGACGTGGCTCTCGAAGCCAGGCGAATGGGTGACCACCGCGATCGGGGTCGCCAAGGGCGCGTTGGACGGGCTGGTTACGTTCATCTCGAACCTGCCCAGCCGGCTGCAGACCGCATTCGCGCAGGTGAAGACCTGGCTCGGCAAGCCCGGCGAATGGGTCGAGGCGGCGGTCGCGACCGCGAAGGGCGCCTTCGACGGGCTCGTCGAGTTCATCAAGAAGTTCCCCGAGAAGCTGACCGAGCCGATGGGCAAGATCGCCGGCGCGCTGAAGGGGCCGATCAACTCGGTGCTCTCGGCCTGGAACAGCATCCAGTTCTCGGTGCCGCCGGTGCACATCAAGATGCCCGGCCCGATCCCCGACATCAACTTCGGCGGCGCCAGCTTCGGCGTCCCCGACATCCCGCTGCTCGCCAGGGGCGGCGTCGTCTCCAGCCCGACCCTGGCGATGGTCGGTGAGGGCTCCGGCCGGGAGATCGTCGCCCCCGAAGGCCTGCTCCGGCAGATCCTCGCCGAGCAGCGGCCCCAGGTGCGCGTCTTCATCGGCGACACCGAGCTGAAAGGGATCGTCAGGGCGGAGGTCGTCACCGAGAACAACCGGACAGCGCAGGTGCTGCTGGCGGGGCTGACCTAGATGGCCGTCACGTTGGCCGCCAGCGTCGAAACGCCCCGCCTCGACGTCCGGCTCGTCGTCGACGGGATCCCGGCCGGCGCCGACACCCTGACGATCGAACGGCAGGCGCCCTCGGGGAACGTTGCCGGCGTCCGCGGCGCCGTCGACGCGGCCGTGACCGGGACGACGATGGTGTTCCGCGACTGGGAAGCCCCCTTCGATCTCGCGCTCGTCTACACCGTCACCGTCTACGACGGCACGACCGCGGTCGGCACAGCATCGGTGACGGTCACCGTGCCGTGGGGCGACTGCGAGGTCTGGCTCGTCGACCTCGCCCGCCCCACCAACAGTCTCGAGGTCGTCGTCGAGTCGTTCGTCGCGCTCGACTTCGCCGTCGCCGCCGGCGTGCACCGCGTCCTGAACCGGCGGGCGCCGGTGATGACGACGCTGCCCGCCTGGACGCCTGCGGGCGAGCTGATCGTGCTCACCGACACCCTCGCCCAGCGTGACCAGGTCCGGTCGCTGCTCGGTTCCGGCTACCCGTTCCTGCTCCGCACGACGCCGGACCTCGGCGTCGGGAACATGTACCTCGGCCTCACCGACTTCGTCGAGGAGCGGTTCCTCACACCGGGGTTCGCTGCGCAGCGGCGGTTCCGGATCGCCGCCGTCCAGGTCGAGCGGCCCGACCCGGCCCTGTTCCAGCCGACCCCGCCGAACACCTACCAGCACGTCAAAGACACCTGGGCGTCGTATGCGGCGCTGCTCGCCGCCGTCGGCACCTATGACGCGCTCGCGTACACGTTCCCCGACCTCGACGACGCCACAGTGATCCCGCCCTGGCTCCCCGACGACATCTGATGCTCACCGTGACACCCAGGTTCCTGGCAGCGCTCCGGCAGTCGCACTCGATCGACGTCGCCGCGATCCTCTACCCGCCCACGGGCGGCCCGGTCGCGCCGGCGGTGATCGGCGGCCAGGTGACGATCGACAGGGACGCGCGCATCCGCCGGCAAGGCTCGCTCGAGGTCGCGTTCCAGCTCGGCGAGCCCTTGACGGCGGAGATCGTGCGGCAGCTGCCGTTCGGCGGCTACGCGACGATCGAGCGCGGCATCCGCTACGCCGACGGCACCGTCGAGCGCGTCCAGCTCGGCTACTTCCGCGTCGAATCGATCGTCTGGACCGAGCTCGAGGGATCCGCGACGCTGACCCTGGCCGACCGGATGGCGCAGGTGCAGGACGAGCCGTTCGTCACGCCCTGGTCGCCGGCCGGGCTGCACCCCTCGGATGCGGCCGTGGCGGCGGTGCACCAGGTGTTCGGCGACACGATCGCCTACCACGTCCAGACCGACCCGGCGTCGGAGCCGGTGATGGTCGACACCGTCTACGACGAGGACCGCGGCCAGGCCATCTCGGATCTCGCGTCGAGCGTGGCGGCGGAGGCGTTCTTCGACCCGCAAGGAGATTTCGTGATCCGGCCGCGCGACCTCGTTACGGCGCCGGTCTGGACTGTCGACGCCGGCCCGGACGGTGTCCTCGTCGAAGCGACCGAGACACTCGACCGCTCGAGCGTCCGCAACGGCGTCAGCGTCCGCGGCCAGCCGGACGCGGAATCGCCGCCGATCTACTCGCTCGCGACCTACGACGACCCGGACGCGCCGACCCGGTGGGGCGGCCCGTTCGGGAAGGTCGCCCTGATCTCGAGCAGCACGGCGATCTCCGACCAGGCGCAGGCCGACGCCACTGCCGCCGCCCTCCTGAATCTCCGGCTGGGGCTCGCGCGCACGCTCAGCATCCGCAGCGTTCCGAACCCTGCGCTCGTCCCAGGCGACGAGATCTCGCTCGTGTTCGCCGACGGCCGCACCGAGACGCAGACCATCAACGCGGTCCAGCTCGACCTCGGCCCCGACGGCGGCCTCACCATCACCACCACCTCCCAGCTCGCCTCGACGCTGCTCGCCCCGGTCAGGCTCTACCGGGGCGGCGACGTCTGGCCGGAGCTCGCCGACGCGACCCTGGTACCCGCGTGAGCGGTGTCCCGTTCACCCGGTCGCTCTCCTACGTGCTCCGCGAGCAGCTGAACCCATCCGGGGTTGTCCGCTTCGACATCGCCGAAGTGGCGGCGATCCCGAACGCGACGCACGTCACCGTCGACCACGCCGGCGACCTGCTCACGGTCCCAAGGATCTCGAGCTACGCGCCGACGGTCGGGGAGGCCTGCTACCTGCTCTCCGGTGACACGCTGCTGATCGCGGTCGGCGCCGTCGGCGGCATCGCGGGAGGCGTCGGCCCGCCAGGCCCCGAAGGCCCGCCCGGCTCCACCGGGCCGGCAGGGCCCACCGGCGCCACCGGGGCGACTGGCCCGCCAGGCCCGACAGGGGCGACCGGCCCCGCCGGGCCGACAGGCCCGCCTGGCCCGGCAGGCAGCGCGGGCTACGGGACGAACCTGCCCGCCTCGCCGGCCAACGGCGACGAGTTCATCCTCGTCGACAGCCTGACCGCCGCCACGTTCCAGTGGAGGCTCCGCTACAACGCCAGCGCCGGCGCGTACAAGTGGGAATTCGTCGGCGGCGCCCCACAGTCGAGCGAGATCCCCTTGCAAGAGTCGATCGCGTTCGCCGCCTACTCGCCCACCGCCTCCCAGCCAGGGCCGTCGCTGACGCTGCCGCACGCGGGCGTCTACGAGATCAGTTTCGGCTGCCAGATGCACTCAAACGGGAACACCGCCACGATTGCCTACGCGTCGCCGCGGCTCGGCGCCGCCGCAGCCGTCGACGCCGACGCGGTCGTCGCGACCGCCTTCAACACCGCCGTGGCGCGGACCCTGCGGAAGACGCTCGCCGCCGGCGACACCGTCACCATCCAATACAAGGTCACATCCGGGTCGCCCGGCGCCGCACTCAACCGCTGGATGTTCATCCGGCCGATCCGAATCGCATGAGAGGAGCTGCCTGATGGGCGCAACACCCGTGTTCGGGTTCCGGTTCCCGGAGCCGCCAGACCCCGCCGACGTGCCGACCGACATGCACGAGCTCGCCCTCGACGTCGAGACGGCGATCAACGGCGCGCTCGTGCCGAAGCCCGTCGTCAACGGCCGCTTCGTCAAGGGCGTCGGCGGCGCCGCCGTCTGGGCGGCGCTCACAGCCGCCGACATCCCCCCGATCGGTGACGCGCAGATCGCCGCCGGCGCCGCCATCGACTACCGCAAGCTCGGCCAGCAGGCGGTGATCCAGCTCAGCCGCAGCGCCCCGGCCAGCATCCCGAACGCCGCCCAGACGCACGTCCCCTGGGACGTCGTCAACCCGATCACCGACCCGCACGCGATCTTCAGCCTCGACATCCCGTCCGGCTCGGTGACGACGACGGAGGCCGGCTGGTACCTGCTCACGAGCTACCTCGTCTACGCGGCAAACGTGAACGGGATCGGCCGCATCGTGATGCTGCTCGCCGGCACCGGCGAGGTCGGCCGCGCCGTCACCCCGCCGGCGTTCCCGAACGTCTCCGCCGCCATCGTCGTCCGCGCCGCCGCCAACACGGCGTTCCAGGTCGACGCGTTCCAGGACTCCGGCGGCCCACTGAACGTCAACGGCACCTTCAGCGTCGCCCGCCTCGGCTCATAAACGAAGGAGGAACCATGAACGAGAACGAGCAGAACGAGCGGCTTGCCGAACCCGGCATGACCGAAGCCGAGCACGAGCAGCAAGAGCCGCTCGTCCCCACGGAGGAGCCGGCCAGCGAGCCGTCCCACCCCGGCGCAGACGAAGAGGAGGCTGACGATGGCGCTGACGAGGAAGTGGATCGCTAGCCCCAACTACTCGAGCCGCGGCGGCTCGAGCGTGCGGCTGATCGTCATCCACACCGCCGAGGGGGCGACGACGATCGAGAGCCTCGGCTCGTTCTTCGCGAGCTCGTCCGCCGGCGTGTCGTCACACACCGGCATCGACGACAAGAAAGGCGTCATCGGCGAATACGTGAAACGCGGCAACAAGGCCTGGACCGCCGCCGGCGCGAACCCGGTCGCGGTGCAGACGGAGCTGTGCGCGTTCGCCAAGTGGAGCTCGAGCGAGTGGAGCAAGCACCCGAACATGCTCGACAACACGGCGCGCTGGATCGCCGAGGAGGCCGCCCAGTTCAACATCCCGATCACCAAGCTCACCGCGTCGCAAGCCCAGGGGAGTGGGCGCGGCGTCTGCCAGCACAACGACCTCGGCTCCTGGGGCGGCGGCCACTGGGACTGCGGCGGCGGCTTCCCCATCGACACGGTGATCAGCAAGGCGAAGAGCTACGCGACCGGCACGGGAGGAGACGACGAGATGGGCTACCCGGACTGGTACTGGCAGTGGTCGAACTGGTACCTGACCACCAACCGCGACCCGAAGAACCGTCCGAGCTCAGCGCCGGACAAGATCCCCAACTGGGCCTGGGACGCGAACGAGCAGCAGCTGAAGCTGCTCAACCGGTACGGCATGACCGACGGCGAACGCGCCTGGCTCGACTGGTACAACGCCGGCAAGACCGGGCCCAGGCCGGACGTCCCGCAGACGATCCCCGACCGCTGGTGGCCAGACCAGAAATGGGCGGCCGCAGGGTGACCCGTCGCGACCTCGTCGCGGTCATCGTCGCCGCCGGCGTCGCCGCCTCCGTCGTCGCGCTCTCCTGCGCCGCCGCCGTCGCCGAAGCCTCGGAGAGCATCAACCTCTCCGAAGGCGCCGTCACCCTGCTCTCGACCGTGCTCGGCGCCCTGGTCGGCGCGCTCGCCGGCTACCTCGGCTCCCGAACGCAGGGCGGCGACGGGTGAGTGACCGCGGACGAGATAGCGGCCCTCGGCGCCTTCCTCTCCGGCGCCGGCTCGGTGCTCGGCGGCTGGTGGGTGATTCGCTCCGTCCGCAAGCGTGCGGAGCGAATCTGCCGGCAGCTGATCCTCGAGCTGCGCGCCGAATACGACCGCGGCCTCGACCGAGGCGTGCACCTGCGAGACAACGATGAGGCCGCCGGGTAGACACCTCATCATCGGCGCCGCCTCGCTCGCGCTCGCCGCCGGCTCCGGCTACCTCACCGCCCAGGCCGTCGGCGCCGGCGCTCCACCCGCGAAAACCGTAACCGTCGACGTCGGCACCGGCGAGCGTGGCCCCATAGGGCCGCCAGGGCCGCCAGGGCCGACCGGCCCGGCCGGCGGCGTCGAATGCCCGGACGGGTTCACCCTCTCGAACGTCGTCTTCAACGCGCCCGGCGGCCACCAGACCACCATCGTCGCCTGCGTCAAGGACTAGCCGGGATGCCGGTTGTTCTCGTGCGGGGTGACCCAGTAATCACGGGGTGTGTTCAGCAGTTCGGCAAGTGCCTGCTGATGGTGAGCCGCCTTCACCTCCCGAACCCTTCCCGTCCGCCATTTGAAGATGAGTGACCGATCGGTGCGAAGCGCCAGCGCCAGGCCACGCTGGCTATAACCGGCCAGGCTCATTGCGACCCTCAGTTTCTCGGCGAGCGGCGCCGAGCGGGGAGGCAGATCGTCCGTAAAAGACACTGTGTCATCGTGCTGACGCTGTTTGGCCTATGCCAGAGTGCGCTGCAAACTGACGCTTTTTGACACATGAGTCATAAGGTGTCACCATGCCGACTCCAGGAATGGCCGTGATCCCTCCGCGCACCAGATTCGCCACACGCGTCCGCTCTGAGATGGACGCGCAAGGACTCAGCGTCCGAGCGCTGGCACGACGCATCGACCCGGCGAATCTCGACCGGGCCCGCCGCAACCTGCATCGCTGGCTCGACGAAGGAATGCAGCCGACCCGGACGAGCCGGGTCGCGGTCGCGCGTGCGCTCGGCGTCGACGTCTCCGAGCTCGAGGAGGACGATGACGATGAAGAGGGAGACATTCAGGCCGTGTTGACGGCGTGGGTCACGACGATCGTGCGCGCCGAGATTCTTCGAGTTGCTGCGGCGGCGGAAGGGGGGAGCGCAGGCTAGAGCCAACGGGGGTGATGGCGATCGAGAAGCACTACACCGGCCACGAGCTCGCGGAGCTGCTCGGTTTCGACTACGAGACCGTGCTGCTGATGGCTCAACGCCGGGAGATCGCGTCGATCCGTTTCGGCCGCTACCGGCGCTTCCCCGAGTCCGCTGTGCGCGACTACCTGAACCGGCACCGCGAGAACGTGGTCGAGCTTCGTCCTAGAGTCGCCTCGTCCCCCGAACGGAAGGCGAGGTAGCACCGTGTCGATCCGCAAGCGCGGCAACTCGCACCAGGTGAGGCTGCCCGGCGAGAAAGCTCGCAGCTTCCCGACCTACAAGGCGGCCGAGAAGTACGAGCTGAACCGGCGGCTCGCCAGGTCGCTCGGCGAGCTCCACGACCAGGAGCCGATCAGCGTCAAGGAGATGCTCGACGGCTACGTGCGCCGCTGGCAGGCCAGAGAGCGGCCCGCCCAGTCGACGGTCGACCGCGCCGTCGACGCGCTCAAGTTCCTTAAGCGCGAGTACGGGCCGACGATGCTCCCACAACTGTCGCTCGTCGACGTCGAGGACGGCGTCTACGAGCGCGCGGCCGAGCATCCGAACGCGGCCAAGAAGGAGCTCGAGTGGCTGAAGCGCGGCCTAAGGGATGCGCGCCGCCGCGGGCAGCGCTTCGACCTGGCGCTGCTCGAGATCGACCCGGTCCGCGCGGTCAGCCGGCAAGGGATCGCCTTGGACGTCGACCAGCTCGACCGGCTCGGCTCCTGGTTCCCCGAGCACCTCGCATGCATGGCGCCGTTCATGGGATCGGCCGGGCTGCGGATCGGCGAGGCGCTCTCGCTGACCGACGACCGCGTCGACGTGAAGCGCGGCTCGGTGTTCATCCCCGCCGCACTGTGCAAGGAGCGGCGCGACAAGCTGATCCAGCTCACCTCGGACGAGGCGTCGCTGCTGGCCGAGCAGCTGCTTGCCCGGCCGGCCGGAACCAGGTTCGTGTTCCCGAGGCTCGGCGGCGGCCGCCACACCACGGGCCGCTACGACGACCACAGCTACTTCTACGAGAAGGTCTGGCACCCCGCACGCGAAGCCGCCGCAATCGAATGGCGCGACGACCACGACCTCCCCGCCTGGGAGCCGACCGTCTACGACACCCTCGTCCCGCATGACCTCCGCCACACCGCCATCAGCCTGATGGCCGCCGGCGGCATGCGCCCCGAGACGATCGCCGAACGCGTCGGCCACAAGGACGGCGGCAAGCTGATCCTCGGCCGCTACCGGCACCTCTTCCCCGACGAGCTCGGCATCCACCTCGGCCGCTACCAGGAGTTTCTCCGCGACCGCCGCGAGCAGCAAGAGAAGGCCGCTGAGGCGTGACGGTGACGAGCGACCTCGCGCGCGAACATGCCGCCGATGCGAGCAGGCTGCTCGCGGCGATAGACAGGCTAGGTGAGCAGCTCGACGAGCTCAACGGCGAGCAGCAGTTGGTGATCGTCCACCTCGTCATCGCGAACGCGCTCACAGCCATCGCCCTGGAGTTCACCGAGCCTGGAGCGGAGGCGTGATCTTCGACATGTACTCCCATCTCGTCGTCTGGCAGGCCTGCGTCACGCTTCGCCTGCGCGACTGGCTTCTGGCGCGCGGAGGGCTGCGCGGATGAGCGCCGTGTCCATCTCCTGTCCACGTGAGAACCCGGTTCGATCGTGTTCGATCGTGTTCGAGTCATGCCAGATTCCACGTGAAATGCCTGCAAAACCCGGCAGAACCCGGCTCGATCGTGTCCGGTCGTGTCAGGGGTGGAATGGTTTTCAAGACCGCCCCGTTCGACCGCTCCGGCACCCCGCCGCAGCAACGAAACTACACGGTTTCAGCGCCTTTCACGCTGGCCGCGCCGGCGGCCGTGTCCACCTGGCGTCCATAGCAGGATCACCCGTCTGCAAAACCCGCGGGTCGTGTCGCCATTCCCCGCGGCCGTGCCGGGCGTGGGCCAGACGCCGTAACGGGCACTGCCCTGCGTTATGGGTGACCCCGTGCGCCCGGCGCCTCTCTTCAAAGGCGCGCAGGTGACCCGCCCTGCCGCCAAGACGAACGCGGTCGTGCGGCTCGATTGGCAGCTCGGCGCGGTCGCCGAGGAGGTCCACGAGGCCGAACGGATCGCCGCCGACGTCGACGACGACGAGCTCAACCGCAGGCTGCACAAGCTCTGGCAGGCGACCCACCGCGCCTACAAGCGGCTGCAGGAGCTCGAGCGGTGATCGCGATCCTCGCCTTCCTCGCCGGCCTCGGCCTCGGCCTGGTGGTCGGGATGGTGATCGAGTGGACTGCCAGCCTGCCGAGGGAGTACCGGCGGTGAAGCCGACACTCTCCTGGCTGCTGCTACTCACGCTCGCGTTCCTGGTCTGGCTCGCGATCGCCGTCCGCAACGTCCGCGGCGACCCGCCCCCGGACGAGCCGACCGTCCCGCCCGCGGCGACACCTATACCAACGGCGCCCACGCCGGTGTCTACCCTCGAGGTGGCGGCGCTGCGGCGCCGCCTGCGCCTCGAGCACCGCCGACTCGTGGCCGCGCGACGGCGGGCTCGGGGCCTCGCCCGGACGCTGCAGCATACGAGCTCGACCAGGGAGGCGATCGAGCTCGCCTGCAGCGTCTACGGCTCCTGCTCGATCCTCTTCCGCCGCGCCGAGTGCGAGTCCGGCGGCTACGCCTACGCGCGCAATCCCTCCGGGGCGTCGGGTCTGTTCCAGTTCCTGCCGTCCACCTGGGCGTCGACGCCGTTCGCCGACTTCTCTGTCTGGTCGCCGTACGCGAACGCGCTCGCGGCCGGATGGATGCAAGCCCACGGCCGCGGCGGCGAATGGGCGTGCCGGTGAGGACGGGGCAGAAGCTGCGGCTGCGCGCGTCCGGTGAGCCGGGCCGCCTCATCACGTTCGACCGTGACGTCGACTGGCGGAACGGGCGGCCGTGGCAGCGTGACCGGGTGATCGTCGAGCTCGACCGGGATGGCCGCCGCGTGATCGTGAACCTCGAGCTCGTCGAGTTCGACTACCAGAAGGAGGAGGCCGATGGCGGCTGACGAGGTGGCGGAGCGTCTGCGCGAGCAGGCCGACCGTGACTATCCGCAGGCGTGGATCCCGGAGCAGGCCGGGGATGAGATCGCCGGCACGATCACCGGCGTCCGGCCGAGCGTGCACACCAGCTACGGGCCCGTCCCTGTGGTCGAGCTCGTCGAGCTGGGCGGCGCGACGCCGTGGTCTGTCTGGCTGATCCACACCGTGCTGCGCCGCGAGTTCCTGCGGCAGCGGCCGGTGCCAGGGGAGAACGTCCTCGTCCGCTACCTCGGTCGCCAGCAGTCGCAGGGCGGCGGCCCCGGCTACGAGGCATACAAGGTCGTCGTCGACCGCTTCGACCAGGGCAACGACGTCGACTGGGCCGGCCTCGCCGAACGCTACGACCCCGACCTCGCCGCCGGCCAGCGGAGCCCTGGCCGCAACAGCGGCGGCGAGCCGCCACAGGATCGCTTCTACGACCAAGACGGCGAGGAGATCCCGTTCTAGAGAACCAGCAGGTGACATAGCCGGAGGTGTTCCGGTGCCGTGCGACTACCGCGCCAGAGCAAGGCGACGGCCGGAGCCATCGCAGAAGACGCGAGAGGGACCTCGTGGGAACCTGCCGCCCGACCGTTGCTGGTGCCGATCACCGCGGGGCGACGGCGGCATGTTCAGGGCTTCCAGTGTGGAGGCAGGACCGGACGACGCCCCTAGCCGGGGCGCCGTCCGAGGCGTGCCAGCCGGACGGCGGCGCGGGCGCGGGGCCGACCTCGGAGGCCAGCCCGAGACCCGCAGCCGAAAGAGAAAGGAGAACCGCTGTGCGTACCCTTGAACCGCAACACGACTCGAGCGCTCACCCCGCCATGACAGACACACCAGCACCGCCGTCGCCTGGGCCGCCGCCCCCGAAACCCAGAGCGCTCAGCGTCGACGAATGGATCAGGGCGTGGACCGAGGCGGCAGACCGGCTCGACGAGGAAGCAACCGAGCTGCGAGCCAGAGCCGTCACCGCGGCGAAGCGGGCCGCCACCTACCGCGCGCTCGCCGCCGCCTTCGACAACCCGTACCCGCGATGAAGCTCGGCCCCGTCAGCGTCACGCTCGGCGAGGCAGCGCTCGCCGTGATCGCGGTGTTCGTCGTCCTCGCCTACTTCAACGGCTGGGGCTAGTGCACGCCGCGGTTGCGGCAGAGTGTGGCGGCCGCCGCCTCGCGCACGTTCAGCTTCATCCGGGTCTCGGAGAACCGCGGGGTGAACCCGGCGGGGTAGAACACGACCGAGATGTACGGGTGGTACGGGTAGCCGGCCAGCTTCCTCGGCGCCGTCGCGTTCAGCGTGGCGCCACGCCTGGCCGCCGGCAGCGCCGAGGTGCCGCTGACCTTGACATGCGCAGTCCAGCCTCGAGCTCGCAGGCAGTCGGCGGCGGCGCGGGCGCTGCCTCCTGGTGTGCCGGCAGCCTGGGCAGCGGCGGGCAAGAGCAGCGCAGCCGCGGCCAGGGCAGGGACGGCGGACTTGAGCATCGTCGTCACGGTAGCCCCTACCCCCTGCCTCTACTCAGACTCGTATGCGTCAATGATTGTGTCATTGCATCACGCGAATTACGCGCGCAATTCGACGGCGATTTTTTCTGCGCGGCGGCGCCCGGCGACCCCGCCCCCAGTCACGATTTTCCCCCCTCGGCCACGGTGACAGCGGATGGCTGACGAGGTCGCCGCCGTGCGGCCGAGACGCGCCGGCGGGGGCCGGGCGCAGCCGAGCACGGCCCAGCGGGGTTACGACACACGGCACAACCGGATCCGGGAGCGGCTGAAGCCGCTGGTGCTCGCCGGCGGCGTCAAGTGTGCGCGCTGCGGGCTGCCGATCCTGCCCGGCCAGGCGTGGGATCTCGGCCACGACGACCAGGACCGCTCGAGGTACACCGGCCCTGAGCACCGGTTCTCCCGTGACTGCCCGGCCGGCGGTAACCGGGCGACCGCGGCCCGGCGCGGCTTGTGGGAGCCGGGCGTCGTCGAGCCGGAGCCGGAGCGCGACGGGATCGCGCAGGACGACAAGCGCTGGCGGGCGGCCTGGCTGCGCGGGTTGCGGCGGCCGCCGGCGGGGGCGGTCTGGCCCAGGCTGATGACGGTGCCGCACCCGCGCGCGGCCGGATCGCTCGGGCCGGAGTTCATCGGCTGGGCGGAGCGGCGGACGGGCCGGGAGCTGCGCTGGTGGCAGCGGCTGGTCGCGACTCGTGCGCTCGAGGTCGACGACGATGAGCGGCTGGTCTGGGAGACGGTCGTCTTGTCGATGGCGCGGCAGCTCGGCAAGTCGTGGCTGCTGCGGGAGCTGCTGTTGTGGCGGATCCATCAGGCGGCCCGGTTCGGGGAGCCGCAGGACGTGCTCCACACCGGCAAGGATCTCGCGGTCTGCAAGGAGGTGCAGCGGCCCGCCCGGATCTGGGCGAAGGCGCGCGGCGAGACCTACAAGGTGCGCGAGGTGAACGGGCAGGAGGAGATCGAGCTCCTCGCCGACGGCTCCCGGTGGATGCTGCGCGCGAAGGAGGCCGTCTACGGGTACGCGGTCTCGCTCGGCGCGGCCGACGAGGCATGGAAGGTGCGGGCCTCGTCGATCGACGAGGGGCTGACGCCGACGATGGCCGAGCGTGAGCAGCCGCAGCTCTGGCTGGTCTCGACCGCGCACCGGCTCGCCACCAGCCTGATGCTGCAGCGTCGCCAGGTCGCGCTGGCCGGCCTCGAGGTCGGCGACGGCGACCTGCTGATCGAGTGGTCGGCGCCGCAGGGGGCGGAGCTCGACGATGTGAAGGCGTGGCGGCTCGCGTCCCCTCACTGGTCTACGCAGCGGCAGCGGCTGATCGGGAAGCGGCTGGAGGCGATGCGGGCCGGCGAGACAGAGGACCCGGAGGAGCCGGACCCGGTCGAATCGTTCCGGGCGCAGTGGCTCAACCAGTGGCCGCGCCGGGCCGCCATGACGGTCGGCGACACCGAGGCGCTGCTGCCGGCCGGGCTCTGGGCCGAGCTCGCCGAGGAGGTGGAGAGCGAGCTGGCGCCGATGTGGGTCGCGGTCGAGGACGACCACGGCCGCGGCGCCGCCGTCGCAGCCTGCTGTCGCCTCGAGGATGGCCGGCTCGAGGTCGGCGGCTGGCTCCGCGACGACTGGGACACCGCGATGGCCGACGCGCAGTGGCTCGCCGGCTCCAGGAAGGTGCGGCAGCTGCTGGTCGGCGCGTCGCTGCTCGACCGCGTACCGGCAGGCATGCCGCGCGTCACGCCGGCCGGTGCGCGCGAGACCAGGACGGGGCTGCCGCTGCTCCGCGATCTCGCAGCGAGCGGGCAGGTCTTGCACGCCGAGACCACCGGCAAGCTCGACGAGGCGGTCGCACTGGCGAAGGTGAAGGAGACGGCGACCGGGCTGATCCTCGTCGCCAGGGGGCCGACGCATCTCGTACGCGCCCTGGTGTGGGCGTTGCAGGCGGCGCACCGGCCGGCGAAGATCCCCGCAATCCGCTGACACGCCCGGCTTCGTGGACTATCATCGGTGCCGGCGTGGGCCTGTTCACGCGTTCGATCCAGCCCCCGGACGACGTCACGCCGAATCCGAACGATCCGGCGTCAGTTCCGCCGTCGACGGTCGGCCCCGACCAGCTCGTGAGACCGGGCGACCCCGACGGCGTCGTCGTCGAGTCACTGGGAACGCCGGGGGTCGTCCCGCCGTCGAAGATCCTGCCGTCGCCGTGGTCGGGGTGGCCGGCGGAGTGGTGGCCGCCTCTCTGGGACGGCCGCGTGCAGTCGCTGACCGACACCGCCTGGACGTGCGTCGACCTGAACGCGTCACTGCTCGCGACGATGCCGCCCTACCTCGTCGACGCCGCCCCGACGCTGGACGCGGAGTGGATTCGGAACCCCGACCCGGACGTGTACACGTCGTGGGAGGAGTTCGCGAAGCAGCTGTTCTGGGACTACCAGCTCGGCGAGGCGTTCGTCCTCGCGACGGCCCGCTACAGCACGGGCTGGCCGGCGCGGTTCCACGTCGTATCGCCCTGGTTCGTCGAGGTCGACTTCGCAGCGGGCCGTCGCCGGTACCGGATCGGCCGGGTCGACGTCACCGGCGACATCCTCCACGTCCGCTATGCGAGCCGCGTCGACGACGCGCGCGGCCACGGCCCGCTGGAGGCCGGCGCGGGCCGGCTGCTCGCGGCACGGGTGCTGTCCCGGTACGCCGCGACAGTCGCGGCGAGCGGCGGTGTGCCGCCGTCGATTCTGACACATCAGGAAGAGCTGACTGCCGAGCAGTCGGCCGCGCTGCAGGCGCAATGGGTGCAGGCGCGGATGTCATCTATCGGAGAACCGGCCGTACTCTCCGGCGGCGTCAAGTGGGAGGCGACCCAGATCTCGCCGCGCGACATGGCCCTGGTCGAGCTCTCGCAGTGGAACGAATCCAGGATCGCGGTCATGCTCGGCGTGCCGCCGTTCCTCGTCGGGCTCCCATCCGGCGGCGACTCGATGACATACAGCAACGTCTCGAGCCTGTTCGACTATCACTGGCGAGCCGGGCTCAGACCGAAGGCGCAATCTGTGATGGCTGCGCTCTCCGAGTGGGCGCTTCCCAGGGGCACGATCGTCGAGGTCAACCGTGACGCGTACATCCGGCCGGAGCCGCTCGTCAGAGCGCAGACGGCGCAGATCCTCAACGGGATCCGCGACGAGTCGGGGAACCCGGTGCTGACCGTGCAGGAGATCCGCGACGCCGAACGGATCGACGACCAACTACCGCAGAGTGGGGTACTGCAATGACAGACGAGCTCCAGGGCGAGCTGCGCTGGCGGATCGCGCAACAGGTCGGCGTCTCGTTCCCGAAGCGGACGATCGAGCTGATCGTGATCCCGTACGAGACCGAGGCGCTCGTCCCGTTCAAGGGAAGGATGGTGACCGAGGTCATCTCGAAGTGCGCATTCGACGGCATCGAGCGGCGCGCGAACCGGATCCGCGTCAACCGCGACCACCAGGTCGAGCGGACCGTCGGCCGCGCCGTCGCGCTGCACCCGTCACGGGAGGAGGGGCTGGTCGCCGAGATCAGGATCGCGCAGACCGCGCTCGGCGACGAGACGCTGCAGCTCGCAGACGAAGAGATCCTCGACGCGTCCGCCGGCTACCTTCCGATCCTGCCCGGCGGCGAGGTGTGGGAGTCGCGAAACCGGGTGCGGATCGAGAAGGCGTGGCTGGGTCATATCGCGATGACACCGGATCCCGCCTACCCGGACGCCAGAGTGCTCGCCGTTCGCCACGAGACATCGCCGGCGATCGTGCTCGAGGAGAAGGTTCCGACGCCGAACCTCGACGCGGTTCGTGCGTGGCAGCTCGAGGAGCGCTACTCTCAGCTGCAGCGCTGAACTACCAGCCGTTGTAGACCACCGGGTGGGCCGGCTGTCGCGGGGGACGCGCCAACGCTAGCTAGCAGTCCTGTTCGCTTTCGCGTTGGAAGGAGCCCCGCCGTGCGCAACACCGATCAGCTCCTGACCCGCCTGGTGGCGGAGATCGAGGAGAAGCAGCAGTTCATCGACGGGATCGTCGAGGACGCCGAGAAGGACGGCCGCGACCTCTCGTCGCAGGAGATGGAGCTCGTCACCCGCTCCCGCGACCGGATGAGCGAGCTGAACCAGCAGCTCGAGCCGGTGAAAGAGTCGCGGCGGATCGGGCTCGAGTCGTCGCGGATGCTCGCGGAGATCGCGGCGACGCTCGGCGGCGATGGCGAGCGGCCCCGCCAGGCCGAGTACCGCAGTGCGGGCGCCTGGATCGTCGACTACTGGCGAGCCGGCGTCGGCCAAACCGACGCCAGGGAGCGGCTCGAGCTGTTCATGCGCGCGGCCGCCCACCAGACCACCCCGGACAACCCCGGCCTGCTCCCCGAGCAGATCCTGGGGCCGGTACTGCAGTTCGTCGACCAGGCCCGCCCGATGATCAACGCGCTCGGCGCCAGACAGCTCCCGTCCGGGAGCTGGAGCAGGCCGCGGATCACTCAGCACACCCAGGTCGGCCAGCAGACGGCAGAGAAGACCGAGCTGCCGTCGCGGAAGCTGATCATCGGAAAGATCCCGGTCACCGCCGAGACCTGGGGCGGCTACGTCAACGTGTCCCGCCAGAACATCGACTGGACGCAGCCGGCCGTATTCGACATCGTCGTCAACGACCTCGCCGCCCAGTACGCGATCGAGACCGAGAACGCCGCCGCCGACACGTTCGCTGCCGCCGCGACCGCTGGACCGACGCTGCCCGCAGGCCCGTCCGGCGAGCAGGTCGCCGCCGCCGTCTGGACGGCGGTCGGGCAGGTGTACGCGGCGATGCAGGGCGTCGGCGGCGTCCTGATCGCCTGCAGCCCGGACATGCTCGGCCTGATCGGGCCGCTGTTCGCGCCGGTCAACCCGCAGAACGCGTTCGGCTCCGGCTTCAACGCCGCCAACTTCGGCCAGGGCGCGATGGGCGCCGTCGCCGGCATCAGCGTCGTCGTCTCGGCCGGCTTCGCCACCGGGACGATCCTCGTGATGTCGACCGCCGCCGCCGAGGTGTACGAAGACCGGATCGGCAGCCTCCAGGTCATCGAACCGTCCGTCCTCGGCGTCCAGGTCGCCTATGCCGGATATGCCGCGTTCCTGGTGATCGAGCCGACCGGGATCGTCCGCATCTCGCCGACGGCTGGCCCCTAAATGAGCGCCGAAGAACAGGCAGAGCCCGAGCGGCTGGACGCACCGAACCAGCAGGCCGTCCGCCCCGACTCCTCGACCCCATGGGATGAGGGAGAGGGCGGCTCGACCGGCGCACCGAAGAAGGCGTCGCGGAGCTCGAAGAAGAGCGAACCGCCGCCCGAGGCCGAACCGGAGGAGGAGGCGGCCGGCTAGATGGCATATGCGACCGTCGCCGAGCTCGCCGCCGCGATGCGGACGACGTTCAAGCCTGACCAGGAAGCGTCGGCGCAGGCGTGCCTGGACGCCGCCGCCGCCGAGATCGACGACGCCGTCGACCGCACCGAACCGATCCCCGCCGATGATCCATTGGCGAACCGGGTCAACCTGCTCCGCGGCGTCGAATGGTGGAAAGCAAACGACGCCGCGTTCGGGGTGATCGGCTTCGACGAGATCGGCGCGCTCCGGCTGCCGAAATCGACGTTCGCCCGGCACGCGGTCACGCTGACGCCGCTGAAGCAGCAGTGGGGGATCGCGTGAGCACCATCCAGACCGGGCTGCTCATGTTGACGGAGGTGCGGGCGCGGGCGGCAGCCGCGCTCGCACCCATCGACGACACTGATCCGCCGCTGCTGCCGGAATGGGTGGACGCGTTCCACCCGCCGGTGCTGATGCTCGACTGGAACACCCCCTGGCTGGAGCCCGGCGTCGGGTTCCGCCGCGGCATGGGCCCCTGCGTCTGGCAGGCAGGCCTCGCCGTCCTCTGCGCCGCCTCACGGGTCGAGCCCGGCGCCGGCATGGAGCAGCTCGAGCAGCTCGTCACCCACACCGTCCGCAGGCTGCAGGCCGACACTTCATACCGGTGGCCGGTCGCGACCGTCGACGGGCCGCGCCGGTTCGACCAGGCCGGGATCCCCTATCTCGCCACCCGGGTCGGCTACCGGGTGCCCGTCACCATCTGAAGGAGGAACGATGGCAACACCCGCCGCCGAGCCGATGCCGCTCATCCTCACCAACGCATCGCTGAAGCTCGGCCCCGCACCCGGCACGACGCTGACCGAGCTCGCGTGCCTCGCCAACCACGTCGAGATCTCCCCGGACGTGTCGATCACCACCGTCGACACGTTCTGCGGCAGCCGCGACTACCCGGGCCAGGTCAAGTGGTCGCTGATCGCGACCCTGTTCCAATCGTTCGACCCGGACGCGACCGAAGAGGTGCTCTCCGCGATCCTCGCGTCCGGCGAGAACGCGTTCTTCGAGGTGCTCGGCTACCGCGACCAGCCGGTCTCGGCGACGAACCCGTCCTGGACGGGCGAGGTGATCCCGCAGCCGTACAGCCCGATCAACGGCGACGCCGGCGACACCTCCGCGGTCGAGCTCGAGTGGTCGATCGTGGGGGAGCCGACCAAGTCGATCACCCCGGGGCCGTAGCCCTGGCGGCGGCCGCGCCGGCCGTCCAGGGCACACCAGATTACGGCGCGTGGACGGTCGCGCAGCTCCAGGCGGAGCTCACGAACCGTGGCCTCGACATCAGCGGCCTGAAGGCCGACCTCGTGCAGCGGCTGCAAGACGACGACGCAGCGAAGGCGGCCGCGGGTGCCTGACCCGCTCGTCAGCGTCCATGTGCGCGGCGTCGCCGAGCTCGAGGCCGCGCTGCCGGTGTTCGGCGAGCAGGTGCTCTCCGGGGCGGCGGCCGCCGGAAGGATGGCGGCCGAGCACACCGCCGACCTCACCCGCGCCCGCGTCCCACGCCTGACGGGGCGGCTCGCCGGCTCCGTGTTCGTCGCCGCGAGGAAGGGGAAGCGGCAGCGGGCCGGGATCGGCCGCCGCATCCCGCCGTATGCGGGCTGGATCGAGTTCGGCGGCACCCGCGGCCGCCCCTACGTCCCCGAGGGCCGCTACCTCTGGCCCTCCGCCAAGAGCGAAGAGGGCCTCTACGTATCGAAGGCAAGCCAGGAGACGGAGAAGACGATCAGGAGGTTCCCATGGCCGAGACCGTGACCGAGATCCACCCGCCCGCCAGGATCCCGGAACGGGTGACGATCGCGGGCGACTACCTGCCGGCGTTCACCCCTCGCGAGCTGGAGATGATCCGCGAGCAGACCGGCCGCGCCTGGACCGTGCTCATGGGCGACGACGACAGCGACGAGCGGCTCGTCGTCACCGCCTGGCTGAAGCTGCGCCGCTCCGGCCACGACCTCCGCCTCGCCGACATGGCCGACGTGGTGATCGAGCTCGTGTCGGGGCCGCCGGACCCTACGAGCGAAGGGCCGTCGAGCAGCTCATCGCCTTCTGCCGGTTCTGGGGGATGACGCCACGCGACGTCGACGAGCTCCGCGCGGACGAGTACCAGGCGATGATCGAGTACGCCGTCCGCGAACAGCGCGAGCAGCGGCGCGCCGCCCGCGCCGCCCGGAGACGCCGTGGCTAACCCGACCGTCGTCGTCGATTTCGTCGCGAACACGCAGCAGCTGCGGAAAGGGATCTCGAGCGCCGGCAAACAGACCTCCGGGTTCGGATCCAAGCTCTCCGGTCTCGCCAAGAGCGGCGCGATCGCGGCCGGCGCCGCCGGCGTCGGCGCGCTCGTGTTCACGCTGAAGACGGGGATCCAGGAGTTCCAGGACTCGCAGAAGGTCGCCGCCCAGACCGCCGCCACCCTCAAGTCGACCGGCAACGCGGCGCACGTCACCGCCGGCCACGTCAGTGACCTCGCCGGGGCGATGATGAAGAAGTCGGGGATCGACGACGAGGCGGTGCAGTCGGGCGAGAACCTGCTGCTCACCTTCACCCGGATCCGTAACGAGGTCGGCAAGGGCAACGACATCTTCGACCAGACCACCAAGACGATGACCGACATGTCGGTCGCCTTGGGCCAGGACATGAAGAGCAGCGCGTTGCAGCTCGGGAAGGCGCTGAATGACCCGGTGAAGGGCGTCACCGCGCTGCAGCGCGTCGGCGTCTCGTTCACGGCGGCGCAGAAGGAGCAGATCAAGACGCTTGAGGACTCCGGCCACCACCTGGAGGCGCAGAAGCTGATCCTCGGCGAGCTGAACAAGGAGTTCGGCGGCTCGGCGGAGGCGGCCGGGAAGACGCTGCCCGGCCAGATCGCGATCCTGAAGGAGTCTTTCAACAACTTCGCCGGCGACCTCGTCGCCAAGCTCGCGCCCGCCTTGCAGGCCTCGATCGGCTGG